AGATTCTGAATGCCATAGGTAGCAAACATACGCTGAATTGCTGGGAAGTTTTCTTCATTAACCTTCAATAGCAATTTACGGGCAAGCTCTGGATCAGTCATTGAATCAATCATCATATTCTTGAATAGATCAATGACTTCCTTATTATACTGACGCTGAACTTTCTTAACAAGGTCAGTTGACTTCCATGCAACATACCCCTTGATGCCTGCAAGACCAATTCCAGCAAGCTCAAGAACAGTGTCTTTAATATCTTGAGCTTTATCTTCTGGAGATTGAAACCCAGAAACCTTTAGCTTGGAACGACGAGACATCATATCAAGCTGTTGGCGAACAGTGTCCATTGCTTCAAGTTCTGGAGAGTCTTTTCCAAATACCATCTCAAGCGAGTTCCTAGTTGCAGAACCTTTTTGCATCAAGTCATTCATCTTTTTAAGATCAACTTGGAAGTCTGAAAGGTTAGCCTCATGTGAAGCAATGCCTTTGCCTACGCTTTCTTTTGATGTTGTCCTTGCTTGGCTATTCATCCATCCTCTAAATGCGTTTTTAAGACCTTCTGTGGCTTTTCCTGTTGTGTCTTTCGATGCTTGTTCCAACAGATTCTGAACTTGCTGTTCAGCATTAACCTTGTTAGACATTACTTTATTAACAACCTCGTATGGATTTCCGCCAATAAACCTTGCAGCAGGATTAGAGTTTGGATTAGTAGCAAGTTTTATTTCATCATCAAGTTTTTTGACTTGCTCTTGATAATTCTTTTCAATTTCTTTTGCTAAAGCATTAGCTTGTGACTCAACAATAGAAGCATTTTGTCCTTCTGCTATTCTCTGCTTCTTGAAATCAAGAACTGATTTTTTAGCATTAGCAACTTGATCTTCAAGAGTTGCGAATTTATCTTGAATCTCAGAGATTCTTTTTCTGGATTCAGGGAAAATCTCAAGGATTCGATTGCCCTTGGTTTGCAACCAGTTTTCGATAGATTTAGATGTTTTAGTTCCCTTTACTTCACCAGACATCTTACTTAACACCCAGTCCGAAACATTACGAATAGCCGTTGCCCTATCAGCTTCTGAGGCTATAACTTGATCTGGAGTTAGATTAGGAATATCTTTTTTACCAATAATAGCATCACGCAATCTTTGAATTTCTTCTGGAGATGCAGAGGCTTCACTTCTTCCAATAAACTGATCTATTGTTTTAGAATTAAGTGCTTTGGGTCCAAAAACATCTCCAGATGCTCCCTCTTTATACCTTTGAGCATATTCATAATATGCGCGATTGGCTTTTTTAAGATTTCCACTAACATCTTCAAGAGATGCAATATCATCATTCAGCGATTGCTTGAATTTAATCAAGGCTGGAACTTCTGCTTGTCTGGCTGAACTAGATTGAGCGGCACGAATTTCAGAATTAATAGCACGAATATCTGCGCGAAGCTGATCAAGTGTGCGAAGTTTCATGTTTCCCTTTGCATCTTGAACTTCACCAAGGATTTTTTGAACTTCAGCAGGGAGTCGCCGTTCTTCTCCAAACTCTTTTACCAATCCAGCCTTAGCTTCCGCTGTGTTCTTTTGATAGAACTTAGGAACTTCTTTTTCTGCGGCATCGTAAAGATCATTGATATAAATTTTCTCACGATCCTTTTGACGCTTAATTGCCTCAAATGCGCTTTCGCTCAACTTGTCTTTTACAGTTGATTCTTTAAGTGTTGAAAGATCAGAGAAAAGATTTTCATACTCATCTTTTACTTGCTGGAAGGCATCTTCAGCATTAAGCACTCCCTTGTCTGCTTCGGCCTTGATTGCCGCCGCTTTTGCTCCAGCCTCTTCAATCAATTTAGCAGCCTCCGCGTCACCTTGAGCCAATGCAACTTGTTTATTTTTTTCTGATTCAGAGACGATATTATCAATTACAGACTTGAAATATTGTTGAGCCTCTTCAGGGGAAGCCCCAGTAGGAGCAAGTCCTTCACCAAGTTTGCGAGACATACCAGCAATATTTTCAAGCTTCCTACTAGCAAGAATATTGGATTCACGCTCCAGCATATCCTGCATAGCCAAAAGACCGGGATCACCAGTAATGTCACCAGTCATCATTTTAACTTGAGCATTACTTACTTCTTGAGAACGAGCCAAGTCATCTAATGCTTGAGCTTTATCTGAAACCATTGACTGATATGCGCTGGAAGCAAGCTTTTCAGCTTCTGCTGTCTTTCGAGCGGCAGATTTAGGTAGAAGAGTTAGTGCGCCTCGGCCAAGCCCTGCTGCAATTGGAACAGCAACACCAGCACCAAGACCTCCACCAAGTTGAGCCAATGGGCCTGCTCCCTCTTGTCCCATCTTTTCCATGACACCACCAGCAGCAGCACCAGCGGCAGCTTGAACCACAGGACGCTCTCCCATCAATTTAGTAAATTTACGAGTCGCTTCAGCGGAAATTCTTTCACCAACAGGAAGAATTGTTTCGGGTTGAATTGCCTTACTAATTGTTCCAAGTGCTTTTGCACCACCGCCCATTTGTGATGTGCCAGCAGAAACAGCCTCAATAATCTTTTCTCCAGAAGATTCAGGTTCAGGAATTTTTAGCCAATTCAATGCGTGCGTTACGGCATCTTTAGTATTTGAATAATTTGTTCCAAAGTTTGAATTAACCAAATCAATGGTAAGGTCTGCAAGTTGACCTGCAACAACGCCACCAGCAGCACCCACAGCCATTCCGGGAGGGCCAAACGGAATCCCAAGCAATGCTCCTGCTCCAGCTTGAGCAAGAGTTGGGGAAACGCCGCGAACTACTGCACCCGCAACTCCCTTTGCCGTCATTGAAGGTTCTTCTTCAGGAGAAACCTCGTCATCTGGAGTGAATTTAATATCAGTTTCCTTTTCCTCTTTTTCTGGAACAAAATCAATTGCCATATAAATTATTGAAGTTTGTATCCTTTAGAAAGAGCCTCATCTAGTTGAGATTTTGGAATTTTACCAACTTTCCCATCTGGAGAAATAACGCTAACTTTTTCAGTTTGTGTTACTTTTTCTTTTTTAGGATATTTGATTTCTGGAGGATTATATTCTGGATTATTAGCCTTTAATACTTCAGAAGCATCGTTATAGATTTTTTGACGCTTGCGTTTGATTTCTCTCAAAACTGGTAATATATCTTCTGATTTCAAGTTATCTGGATCAAAAGAGCCTTCAGTTGCCTTAAACATTGCCATGTCTTTATCTGAAGCATTTCCAACAGCCGCTCCAGTTGGAGATGCCTGACGCATCGAGGTAAGAGCATTTATTGCAACAGTGCTTCCAACTGTTTCAAGTTTAGCTCTAACTTTGGCTGCATCAGTATCAATTGGCATTTTAGAGTAAAGCGCACTCATCCTACCAACAGACCAAGGATTTTTTTCAATAGTTGAAATTATATCATCAAGCTCTCTTAACGATGTAGCTGCTGTTTCAACATGGTCAGCAAGCGTTTTATTTTCGTCTTTTATTTTTTGCTGACGAATCTCCATATCTTGTTCGGATTTTTTTGCGTCTCTTTCTTCTTTTGCTTGCTGTAAAGAAAGTTTCTCTTCCTCAATCTTTGCTTTCTTTTCCTCCCGTTCCTCTGAAAGACGCTCTTTACGAATAGAAACAGGAGATAGATAACTAAATCCATCTTTATCTTGCTTAACTTCAATTCTATAATCTGGATTTGTTTTCTTTAATTCTTTATTTATTTGAGATGCAGCATTCTTTGCTTCTGGTTCAGTTTCAAACAAAGTAGTTGGAACTACGGGTTCCTCAAATTCTTCAGCAGCAGTAATTTTTTCAAGAGGCTTTTCTTGGGTTGCAACAGCCTGTGCGGGGAATTTCGGTGCTGGCAAGTCTTCTAACACTGGAGCGGCAGGTGCAGCAGTTGTTGAAACTGGGATAGACTCAAGTGCTGGTTTTTCTTGCGGAACCCTTGGAGAAGGCTTCCAACTAAATACCCCCGGTCTTTCTTCAGGAAAATCACCAGTTGGAGTTTCAAAATTAGCTTTCAGTTCTGGCTGTTGCTCTGGAAGCGGATATTCTACAGTTTCAGAATCGGAACGCTCCTTATCAACTTTAGTCTCTGGAACCCTATCAGAAAATCCAGAATATGCCTTCTTAAATTCATCATACTTTTTAGCAAACCCCGGTTTACCGCTATTTTCAGAAATAAATCTAGCCTCTTCTTTTGCGTAAAAATCTGCGTTATCAGATTTCTCTTTAGCACCATAAAGCATAAGCTCGTGAGCATACTTACGCTTCTCTTTAGCTTCTTGTTCTTCCTTCTCATACCTAGCAGTAATCCCACCCAATGCGCCTTGAGCAATATTAGAAACAGCACCAGCAATGCCTTCAGCTACAAGCTCTGGTCGAGAAGACTGAATCTGGATAGCTTGAAGTGGCTGGAACTGCAATGCAGCACCGCGAGTCACATCGAGTGCTGGCAATGGTTGCAGACCACTAAGGTTAGCAAATTGAGGAGAGAAGGAATAGTCAGCCATTAGGAGCCTCCTAATGCAAGATTAGAAGCAGAAGGGAGTTTAAATACATTGGCAGGGCGACCAGTTCCCCCAGCCTCAAGGTTTGCGGCCATAACAGCTCCGGGCATTACTGATGGCGTTCCAATTGCTCCTGCTCCACCAATTCCCATAGCAGCGGCTTTTTGCGTTTGCCCAACTTGTTGCCCACCACCAGCAGTAGCTTGATAGCCAGCAGTAGATTGAGCTTGTTGCATTGACTGCAATGCCGCCCTATCTGCTGCTTGCTGAGATATTCCTGCTTGAGACAATTGCTGTTTAGCAGCCATTTCTCCTTGTTGTGCAGCGGCACTAGCGGATTGCTGTTGCTGTTCTGCCATTGCTTTTTTCCTTGCTTCTTCGGCGGCACGGGCTTGTTCAGCCGCTGCACGAGCTTGTGCCTCCATCATAGCAATCATTGGGTCAGGCCCACTATTTCTACTTTTTCCGCCGCCTCCTCCTCCTCCAAACATTCCTCCCATATTATTGTCCTCCTAGTTTTATTCCTGTTGTTTTTGGTAAATTGAATACATTTGCAGGTCGTCCAGTTCCGCTTGCTCCTGTATTCGATGATTCATTATAAAATGGTAAATTAACTCCTAATGCAATATTTGCAAGCTGTTCTTGTCTTGCTTTATTTATATCAAAGCCACCACCAATTGCTGATTGACCAGCAGTAGTATAAATATTTTGTTGTGCTTTTTGTTCTTCTAACTCTTTAGCTTTTCGAGTTGTTTCATCTTGAGAAATTTGTTGTTGAGCAGCTTGCTCTGCCAATTGTGCGGTAGTGCTTGCCGATTGCTTTCTAGCTTCAGCAAGAGCATCTTCTTGTGCCTTACGAGCAGCCTCAGCTTGCGCTGCTTGTTGTGATTGCATCTGAGAAAAATACATCATCATCGCGGGATCATATTGGCTTTGATCCGCTCCACCACCACCACCGCCACCACCAAGATTCCATTGAAGTTTTCCAAAGCTTTTATCAAATTGAAATGGTTTTTTGCCAGCAGCCCAAGATGACGGAAGAACTCCGCCGGGGTCCATTATGTTCAATGGATCAACAACTTTTGATACTGCTCTATGCACTCTACCAGCCGTTTTTTGTAAGCCACCCATTTTTATTTTTTAATATTAAGTTTTTTTCTTGCCTCAAGGCACAATTCGCCATTCGGTTTAAAATGCCTACAAGCATCGGGTCTGTCAAAGTAAATTGAGCATGATACGCAATTTCCAACAACACCTCGCAAGGCTACACATCTATTATTTTCAGTTTTCATCAAAGGATAGTCTCCTCGTTGCATTTCCTTCGGTATCTTTTCTGCATCCAGTCTGTCACGCTTAAAAATCGGCCAAGACCATTTGTAAGAACAGCAAGCACCGCAAGAAATACAGTCTTCACTTGTTACTTCTTCCATTCAACAGGACGGAATCCAAGATCATCAATAACTATATCCTCGTATTGAACCATATCACTTATATTCGTAATAGTAGCGTTAAGTTTAGGACAATGCACATGGCGACCTAAATGACGATTTACGCAATTAAAACAAGTCGGGTAGAAGTCAGCATTTAGTGACTTGTCTGGATTGTTCTTCCATTTCCCATTTTCTTTAATATATCGAGTTGGATCAGCAGAAACTCCGCTTTCTTCAAGATACTGGAATATCTCATCATCAGTCCAGTCTCGCATTGGATATAGTGATACTGGCGCACCATCTACAATTCGGATGTCTTGAGCAAGCGGAACATGGCCCTTGATTAGGTCAGTATCTTCGTATTTGGTTCCAATATACACTGCTCCCCATGGCCAGTTGAATGTTCCAGTAGGTCGTTGCAAAAAGTCAGTAACTCCACACAGAAAATTCTCGCCATCCTTTGGCTTCTCTGTTCCCAAAGATAACACAACACAATTCTGACCCCATTGAAAATAATGGAGCATATCAAATCTAACCTCACCAGTATTCACATCAGGCCCATCTGCCAATGCCACCTTCATTGGAGGATACTCATATACCTCTAAGCCCCATTCCTTGATAAGTTGATCAGAATAGGCATATCGCTCACGGAACTTTGGTTGACGATACTGGATAACAGGAATATCAATCTCTGCTCCGTATCGAATAAGATGGAGTAATGCAGTAGAGTCCTTTCCTCCACTCCATAACACAACTGATCTAGGCCATCTTTTGTTCCACTCTTTTATTCTATTTATTGTTTTATTTATTAGGTGATGTCTCATTAAATAATAATCGCACCAACAGCGGCTCCAGCCACAGCACCTCCAGCACCAATCAACGCTCCAGTCATTGCATTCTGCGATGCTGCATTTTGAACAGCATTTTGATACATTGACTCTTCGTAATTTTGTTTATTCTGTTGAGATACTTGATTTGCCTGTTGCAACTCGCCAAGGTTCTGATTGATCCAATCAGAAGTAGATTGTTGCAATCTCTGACCTCCTGCAAATACATTTTGCTGGTATTGTTGCATCGCTTGCAAGTTTGCGGCTTTTGCTTGCATTTCAGCCTGAATTGCCGTTGCTGGATCAAGTCCACCAATTGGAGCAGGTGTTTGAGCAAGGTATCCTTGTTGAAGTGAAAGATTGCGAAGCCTAGCCTGACGCCCAGCTTCTGTTCCCATGTCATACATTGCGGATCGACCAATAGTGCTTGCCCCAAGTCCTGTTTGGTATCCAGAAATTAAGCCCTGTCGTTTAGCCCAATCATCCATGCTTCTCTGCGTAGCTGCAATATCTGTGAGTTCTGCAACTCTGCCCCCCATTTCGCTACGCATTCTTGCAGCCGCTGGATCAGTTAGCCTTTCAATCTCGCGGGAACGGAATATGTTTTCTAAACCAAACTCAGACGCTTCTTTTGATACTTTTCCAGAATCAAATGCCTGCATTTTTGGTGGAAGTTTTGCATACTCCTTCAATAGTTCAGCTTGTCCTTGAAGGAACTGTCCTCCGCCAGCTTGTTTAGCGGCAAGAAGTGCATACATTGCCGTATCATCTGGCTTTTGTAGATATTTACTGGCATCAACGCTTTGTCCACCCATAGTTTTACCTTCCGAAAGAGCCTGCTGGCGTGTAGTAGTATCCGCCTTGTTTTCCAAGTCCAGCAAATCCACCTAGACCTGTTGAGGGTTGATACGAAAGTTGGCTTGTTGGAACATTATAAGCACCAGCAGCTTGCTCTGCTCCACCATAAAATCCAGCAGGATTCAATCCGCCACCACTCCCACCCATTTTACCATAAGAACTAATCGCTCCAGAAGCAATATTTCCAGCAGCACCAATCAATGCCCTATTAATTGCATTTTGTGCTTCTGCGTTTTGTTGCTCTCCACCAAGAAGCATTTGATTATATGCTTGTTGAGATTGCTGTTGTGTATTCTGCAATCCAGCAAGATTAGCAAATTGTTGATTAAGTAACTGCGCTCCAGTTTGCCCAAATCCAGCAACGCTACCAAACATTCCTTGCTTATATGCTTCTTGAGCGGCAAGGTTCTGGGCTTCCATTGCTTGTTTGGCGGCAACTGATGTCTCAGGGGAAATTCCGCCAATAGGTTCTGCTGTCTGAGCCAAAAATGCTTGCCTTTGAGCGGCAAGATTTTCTTCATACGCTTGTCGAGCAGCCAGCGCACGATCATACATTGCGGCACGGCCAATACTGGAATCAGCAAGTCCTGTTTCGTATTGTGTTGGAAGACCCTGCGTTCGCATATACTCGCGCATATACTTGTCAACATTTTCTTTGCTGGTTAAATCTTCCATCTGCTTTGCTCTAGCCTCTCGCATTGCAGCAGCTTCTGGATTTGTAATGCGCTCCAGTTCTTTTTGCCTTAAAATGTTTTGCAATCCAAGTGATGCCGCCCTACGAGATTGAGCCAAAGCATCATATTGTTGTGGCTGTGGGGCCATTCCTGCATACTGCCTCAACATTTCAGCCTGATTCGCCATCTGTTGCTGTTGAGCCTGTTGCATCATCGTAGCAATAGCAACATCACGCGATGGATCGCGTCTCGACATATATTTACTTGGATCAACAGTTTTTCCGCCCATTTTAAGTCAATGAATCGTAACTATAAATCTCTCTGTCCATCTTAGTCAATCCCAATTTATTCATAATATCATTAGTAAACTTTGGCCGATCATCAATAAGTGGAACACCAATATAGCCTAGACCTCCTGAAAGTTGAGCGTGCGCCCTCCAATCGCTCATCACCTGAATCACATCCTGCGGCCTTGTATGAGACGGGTGAAAAGCTGGATAGACAGTAGGAATGAAAACATGATCAGAATAACCAAACAACTCGCCATTCCGATAATGAGCGTAAACATTGATGTTAGGATGTTCGACAATTTTGTGGTCAAACGATTCAGCGAAGTCTTGTAAATTTGCAAATTCAAATGAGTTTTTAGGAACGAGTCGATAGTCGATTCTAGATTTCATATTTATTAATTAAATCCTGCCTTTGGATTATTCCCCGCAATTTCATTAGGGATATAATCCTTAAATCGGTTTGCCTGTTGTGCAATGATTTTTTTTCGGTCTGCATAGTTTCCACAAGCCGCACATGGCAAACATCCAGCTTGGGGAGAGAATAAAGGAACAGATGAATACAATGGCACAACAGGATCATCCTTGAATGGCGAGATATATCGAAACGGAAACTCCGTTACTTCCTTTGTAGCTGTTATGATAGATGGCATATATCAACAAGGGTTCTGTGTAAGGTATTGTTGCGCGGCTTGGTTTGCTGCATTCTGGGCAAGAATTCCAGCTTGGTTCTTTGCATCAATTTGAGAGATTCCAGACAAGTAGCTTGCTGATGCAGTAGCAGAAATAGACTTTGTAGGATCACTCGTGCATGGAAGTGTGGTAGTCCTAAATTCTTTTGCCCACCATGATTTTTGTGTTGTATCTGCTTGCTCATACGGACTAGGAAGCAAGTCAATTTCAAGACTTGTTCCGTCTTGTGCCGTAACGCATGATTTAGTCTCTGGAGATTGAGGAACGCCAGTGCTGCGCTCGCTCCACGGATCAATGAATATACGCAGTGATTCAATGCCCATCTCTCCGCACCACTCAATCAAAACAGAGAATGCCTTGTCGATGTCGTTTGTAAGGCTGGATTCACAAGTGATGGCTGATTGTCTGCGCTGACTATTTTCAGTAATTAGCCTGCGATATTGCGTGTTTAAGAACCCAAGATTTGCAATTTCTTTAGCGTAGTCGCTATTCACCCACTGATAATCTGAAGTCACCGCAAGCAATCGAGTATCAAGAATATTTTGATAGAATCCTTTTGAACCGCGATACGAAACTCTTGCATCCACAGTTCCGCCAATTTCGCAAGCCTCAATTTCACCATACTGGAATTGTTTGAAATCAAGACCATCACCGAGAAGACCTGTTTCCATCTGCGAGTAGATGCGATTTACCTTTTCAGTTATTCCTCCATCAACATCAATGTCAAAGTATGTGTCTGCTCGATTCGGCATGAATGCCTCCCAAAGATGATTGTAGGAACCATCATTTGTGGCGGCATAATCAACAGAGAAATGGAAACAAAGTGGGGCTCCATTTACAACGCCAGAAATCCATTCTACGGGCCTTGTGCCAGTCCACACGCCACACCATGAAGGAATGCGTTGTGCGGACCATTCAGCGGCGGCAGCGTAATCAAGAACCATCGTTGCTGAATTACATGGCTCTAAGTAAGGGACGGAATAGAGCAAGTAGTTCTCAAACGACATCGCGCAAATCTTTGATGTGTCACCAGCCATATATGCTTTTACTCGCGCCATCTCAATATCACGATATAGAGACTGTGAAGTAATATAGGCAGATGCCGCAATGTCAGCGGAGATCAATCCTCCTTGCGAATACCACCAGAGTTGACCCGCTTGGAATGAAATTGATTTTCCTGCAACGCAACCAATCGTCGGATACAATGTTGTTTGGAAATTAATGGTGCTTACCCATTGAGTCCGATCATAGATTCCACTTGAAAGGGAATATGTCGCACGATCAGTAAAAACAATTAATTTCGTATCATTGTTCTGACCGATGTAGTTCGTCATTCCAGTGACAATTCGAGCGAATGCAAAGTCTCCACGGCCAGTTCCTGTTAGTCGTTCTGTAAATGAAATTGGATCGCCTAAATCAGATGCAAGGACAATATTTTTTGATGCAACCCAAAGTCGGTTTCCGCTAAAAGCCATCCAATATCCAACGGGAATTGAATCTGTTTGAATTCCTGTTGTGTTTGATCCATCCCAGTAGGCAGGAGTAGAAATGCCATCTTGTATTACAACGATACGATGAGACGGAGTTACTGTGACATCTCCTCCAGTTGATACCTTTGCGGTTTGAGTTGCTAAAGTGAAAACAAACTGGTCAACATTGGGGTCTAGCTTGATGTCTTTAAGTCGATAATCTTCCCAGTTTTTCGGTTGTTTTAGGGGGAATGGAGAGTAGTAAACATTTCCATTAACTGCGAACACCACAAACGGCAACTCGTCGGCAACAGATGTTGTGCCATCTGGATTGTAAATTTGCGCTGGAATAGTTTTTGTGACTCCATTTTGGATCACAGTATCAGATGCGTTTGCTTGCTTGTTTGATGAGAAAAAGATTCCTCCTTGGAAATTTCCCGGAGGAAGCGAGAGACGCATTGAGTATCCCGGCCTAGTCTGAACAACCCCGCCACGAACAGCACAATTTACTGCCCATTTAATCTGGTTATCTGGCAATGCCCAAGGATTCCTTACCGAGTTGACACCAAGAATCCAACCAGAAGAAACCTTTACCTCTCTTCCTGAAGTTATCTGTGCGCTTTTCATTAGAACATTACTGGATCAGATGTATCACCATAGCAAATCGCATTTATTTGTGGGACTGACATTGCATGACCATCAATGCTCTCTTGCTGATTCTTGAGATATGCAAAAGCAATCTGCCAATAGCGAGCCGATTGATCAGCAAAATCTTTATCTTCCAAATCGCAAGCGTGAACAGCGGTGATAATTGCTCGCTCTTGCTCTAGTGGAATAAAGTCGTAGATGCTGGTGATGCTTGGAGTCTGGATGCGATAAGAAATCCTAGCCCATGCACAAGGCTTACCAATACGAATCCTGCGATACTGAGGATTAACTTCAGATGGATGATATTGACCGATCAGAGTCATGTCATTGCTACGGCCATAATCATAAGCGTAGAGCGACACATAGCCTTCAGTAATTGGTTTGTCGATTTGAGCAACAGATTTCACAAATGTTGGCAATGTGACAGAATCAATAAAGAATGTTGATTCTACAGTTTCTCCAGTTGTTGTGTATGCCTTGCGTCCAGTAGTAGAAGCAGTATTTCTTGCTTGAGCAAGTGTGTCGTAAAGCTCAAAAGAATTGTTATCAATCCTACGAGCGTAGTATGTAGTTCCAGCAGTCAATCCAGTTGGCAATACATCCCCTTCTTTAGCGCGAGGAACAACAGCATCTCCAGTATTGAAGTGAGCTTGATCAGCATCAATACTTGTAGATGGCAAGACATTGAACTCCCTAAGAATGTCTAGGCTTAATTGACCAGTTCCCGGCGTTGTCAATGACTGCAAGATTCCTCCCAAGTAAACCTTGATTGAGTCACCGAACAATTTTATGGTGTAGTCGGTTCCAGCAACAAGGGGAGAAGGAAGAGTATCAGTCGTAGAGAATCGAACAATTTGATCTTCGCTCAAGAATACAATTTCAGATGGAGTAATTAGATTTCCAAATGGCAAAGACTGAAATGATTTCCTCAATGCGTAATATGACTGACCAGCACCGAATGACTGAACGACAATAAGTCCAGTTGTTTTGTAAGCCTTGATTGTTCCCGTAGCTGAAGAAAGTGAGCTGTCAATAGCGTATGTAAACTGATTCAGTGCAGGGGTTGATATAATTAAAGCATTAACTTTATTATATCCAGAAGGTGTAGCCCCAGTAATAGTAACAGTATTTCCAGCAACATATCCATGATTTGTAGATGTTGTTGCTGTTGCAGTAGTGCTAACACTTGTAAGAGTTGTTATTGAAATTGGCGTTCCATCCACTATAGAACCAGCGTTGGCATTAACTAAGGTATTATAAATTTTACCAGTAGAATTGTTGATTTTATTTAGATAAAATGGTGTTATACCATTATCAATTGAAGGATTTGTCGCAGGAAGAAGATAATCCGTTCCAAAATAAATTTGCTGACCAGTAGAAAGATTTGTAAAATCTCCTTCCCAGTTATTATTGAATGTAACACTGAATGCACGGGACAACGAAACATACAATGTTCCAGTTCCAGATGAAGTAATATTTATATCACTAAAATCAGTATTTTTAACAGTAAAGTTTCCAGAGGACAAAGGAGTTTCTGCCCTATATGCGGTTCCAGAAACAAGAGGAGATGGCAACGACCCAGTAGAGGTAAAGCTAACAAATACACCAGTCGATGGAGTAATAATAACAATTGGAGTTGTTGTATAGCCACTTCCAGCGGTAACTGCTTTTACTTCTGTAACATTTCCAGATGTTGATGTTATCCCAGCATTTAAAGTCGTTCCATTTGGAGCAGAAAGTGCTTCAAATGTAAATGTTGTTGCTGCCGAATTAGGAATATAAGATGTAGGGCTTGCTCCAAGAACAGGGGATGAGGTTGTTGTTGTTATTGTAAACTTAAATGTATTTGCACTATAAACCTCAACAACAAAAGGAGTATTAGCATACTGAGATGGATTTACATTACTGAACCTAACAACATCACCAGTCGAGTAATTGTGATTCGTTGAAGTAACAACAGTAACAATATCCCCACCAGTAACCCTTGTCATTGATGAGATGTTTTTGCTAGTAATTGGAACAGAAGTTATAGTCTGTTGCCCGTTAAGATATGTTGCTAAAGTGCCAGTTACATCAGATATTTCAATTGTTTGACCATCATCATATCCATGTGGAGAAGTTGTTGTTACTGTAGCAACACCAGACGAAACAGATATTTGATTTACATCTAAAATAGAACTATTTACCTGTGCTGTTGCAATAGCCCCAGACCCCCCACCACCAGTAATTTTAACTTGTGGAGATGTTAGGTATCCATAGCCGCCAGATATTTTGTTGAAATGAGAAACAAACGACCTTGTAATTGTTGCTACAGCGGTAGCTGGAGAACCTGATATTTTTTGAGATTCAATTGAAACTCCCGTGGCAGGACTTCCAAGAAGAGATGAAACTGTATATGTAAATGTTTTCGCAAGAGCATTTACAGATAAAATTGTTTTTGTGCCATTAAACCCACTTGGACTTGCACCAGTAATTATAACTTTATCTCCAACAGCATATCCATGAGTTTCATTTGTGGTTGCTGTAGCCACTGTTCCAGTATATGCTGTAGATATAATTGTTCCAGTAGCAGGACTTGTTGTTATTGTTGAAAGAGTTGTATATGTAAATGTATTATTATCTATTTTGTTTATAGTAAATGTTCCATTGTAATAAGATGGTGTTGCTCCACTGATTGTTACAACTTGATTATCTGAATATCCATGATTATTTATAATACAAGTTGCAGTAGTTCCTGAGCCAGTAAGATTGCCAGCAGAAACTGTATCAGTTGCACCAACCTTTGTTATTGATGTGACTGCCAATAACTGCTGAATAGGCTGTTCAATAGTTACTATTGGAGCCTCTGTGTATCCAAGTCCCGGATCAGTTATAACAACATTTAGAACTTTATTGTTTACAGTATCTCTAATTGAATATCCAGTTGCTTGCCTTTGAAGTCCATAGAATGGGCTGGATTCAGGTAATATTGGAGGACTTGAAAATGTTACTTCTGGGTCTGAAACATATCCACTTCCTTGAGAAACAACCCTGACTGATGTTACTGATCCAATCGTTACAGCTTGAAAATTAGCCCCAGTTCCAGATGGTGTGTCGATATTTAATCCAGATGCGCTTATTTGCTGAGTTGTCCCAGTTATAGATGTTGCTGGAATCAATTTAACAAGAGAATTTGTTCCGCTTCCAGAGTCTTTTAGAATAATTGGATTTACAAGATTTGTTGGATTTGATGCAAGCGCATCAGCTTGATTTTCGTGCAATGAAACACTAAACTCATCAATAATATTTACAAAATAATTTTGATTTGCAATGAGAGGCTTCGGTAGATTTCCAGATGCGGTAAATGCTTGGACTTGATCTCCATCATTGTAGTAGTGGCGAACAGAGAAAGTCAGAGTTGTCTGAGGATCAATGCTCTTGCGAATATCAACATTTAGCGAGGCAGTAGTTCCAGTAGTGTAAACTGGATTGATATTCTTTTTAGCATCATTCTCGCTCTCAAATACTGTCAGATGCGTTGCATCTTCAGCGTTAGCATAGTAAATCGTTTCAGAGTTAAGCGGAGAAGGCAAAGATTGCCCAGTAGGGAATGTAATTTGATTTGCAGTCTCAAGTGTAAATTCTGGTGCTTGAGAAAGTTGAAGTGCGGTGACAACTTGTGATTCACGGCTATCTTTAAATTCAAGATTCCCAGCACCAACAATGCTCTGAAGATTGATTGGGTAATTCAACGCTTGAGCATTAAGAGGATCATTGAAAAGCTGGACTGTGAACGCATCAATAACTCCAATATAGTATGTCTGGCCATTCTCCAACGCTACAGGAATCGTTCCAGTTTCCGCTGTAACGCTCATTCCTTGACCAGATGATAGTCCGTGAGAGGCTGTGCTAGTAAAGAGATTTATTGGCGTAATAGCAACACTACGGGTCTTTACAGTCGCATCATCTGGTGCAATCGTTCCATAAGCAAAATCACTCTGCGAGTGAATAGGAATAAGCAATCCATCAACGCCAGTTCCATTCGCAAGTTGTGAGCGAAGTGCGCGGTTGTTCTGGTCGTTTCCAAGAACGCGAATTATCTTGCCAACATCATTCTCCAACTCTGCAACAGCAACAAGCTGTGATGGCTGAATAATGTCCATGAGTGTCGCAACATATCCGCGATCATCCCATGCCCATTCAACGGAATTAAACATTCCGCCTTTGTTTACATGGTATTGAAATAAACGATTACGGAAGTATGTAGGAGAACCATCAATGTTTACCGCTAGAGGAACATCAATGTTACGAGGAAGCGTGATGGAACAACGATCCCAGCCAGTGCATACATCAACATCAGCGACAGAGTGAGTCCAGTGACCAGACTCCATCAAGGTCGCTACTGCCTGCTGAATTTTACGAAAGATTTTACTTTCGTCAGTCGTTCCTAGAATTTCAGCACATTCCTCAAAGATTTGCGAGACAAACATGGCGCGACATTATCGCATCGAACCTTCTGCCGCAAGTGATTTAAGAAACTCTTCGTCTTCAGCGGTTGCAACAGCCTCTGGAGCCATTTCTTCGGCAACAGCAACGGCTTCGCCACCCTTTTGAGCGTCAACCTCTGCCTTGAGAGTTTCAAGACCAGATTGAAGCTGGCTAACAAGTGTGTAGATGGAATCAAAAGCATCAGATGGCATTTGAACCATAACCTTGCCACCAGCAGGAGGAGCCATGTCAGGAGTTGGTGCGGCCATTTCCCCCGGCATCGCTTCTGGTGTTGGTGTTGGAGCTTCAGTGAGCATTTCGTTTTTCTTAGCCATAAAATTAATCTTCGTATTCTTCTTCGTTTTCTTCTTCGCCTTCGGCTTCTTTCAAGCCTTTTTCAATAGCATCCTCGTCATCCTCTTCTTCTTCCATCATTGGTTCCATCTTGGATTTACCATTGGATTTGATACCATGAATTTCAAGTTCTACGCAATAGCATTTCTTCTCTTCGCCATCGCGCATAATAGTCTCTTTCTTCTCCATGACCTTCTTGAAGTGAATGACAGCAGTTCCTTCTTTAGGGAAATCCATCAACTCTTTAGCATTGCTAAAATAGAGAGAAGGATAGTGAACAGAAGATGGTTCACGCTCAATCTCAATAGCCATTGCTGGATTCATTTCTTCGCCAAGGTCAACAAAGCCCTCTGGCAAACTTACTTTTTTAGATGTGTATGGCATATTATTCAAGTGGTTCACACAACAACGGAAATTCCGAGTCGCATGGCGGGCAAGGTGTGCAGTAGCTCATAGTTTATTTTTCTTCTTTGTAATCTTCGTATCGGTCGTGTTTGCTTGGGAAGTCGGATGGCCAATTCATAATTATCAAAATATTATCCGTTAAGAGATTGAGATGCAACTAACCAATGTGTTCCATTATGAATACACATTACAATATCATTTGAAGTTCCAAGTGTTATTGATGCGTTAAGAGGCGTTTGAAATCCATTAATAGTTGCTCCTGATGTATTAATATCTCGTATAATAACATCTCTCGCGCTGGATGTAGACCTTATGTATAAAACATCTCCTTCTTGAACAAAACAATTTGTATATGGATCAACAATATCAAGATCATCACTTGCGCTACTTCCTTCAGTTTCAACTTGCAAATACGAAGTTCTACTCAATGATGATATAACTTCAGCAACGCCAGAAGAAATTATTGAAGAATAGTATAAAGGCAATAAACTGTTAAATTGAACATAATTTGTAGAAGAAATGTTGTAGTATACAAACAACGCATCATTAACAAAAGTAGAATAATTATTTTCCAATACAGTAAGCGCAGCCCAATCTGATTTTGGAAATTTAACTAAATCAGAAATTGAACCTATAAACGTAAAGTATTTTGTTTTTCCATTATTTGTTCCTTTTGGTCTGTTCCATTGATTCCCAGATATAGTAATTGCTGGACAGTTCCCAACTGCATAAATAAATGCAACATCTGTTCCAATTCCATCGTAACGGAATGAGCCATCAAGCACATTGTCTTTGATTGTGCATCCAGCTACATATTCTGGAAAATACACAATATATCTTCCCATTGCAGAATGTCTGTTACTCTGATAAGTGATAAATCGAAAATCATTTGTTTCTCCAATGCCTATAGTTGACAAACCAATAAAACAATTTCTGATTTCATTATCGTGGATATTGCAAATTATATTTGTCCATTCACCCAATGTTGTGCTTCCGTAAATACTTATAGCTCCATAAAATCCAGAAATTACATTGTTACTTATATCGGCTCGTCTTGCGCCTCCATATCCAAGACGAATTCCATATGTGTCTACTTGAGTTGCTGTTCCAGTGCCAGACCCAATTCCTGTAGCTACAAAATAAATACCAACAGTATTAGCACTTGCGCCTATAAGCGTAAAGTTTGTGTCTCCAAGAGTTGTGATTCTATATCGTCTTCCAATTACAAACGATCCTGCTGTAAACACTAAACTGTCAGTAATATCTACTGTTGATGTTATTATATTGCCTTGAATTGTTGGCATATACCCACGCAATACAAATCCATCATCACCGCAATCTGTAATTGTATTTCCAATCCATTGATCTTGGTATACTCCGGGATGTGATGTAAGACCCTCAAAACAACGATAGAAAAATCCATTTCGACAATAAGAACGGATATTTGAATATGGAGCTTGACTAGAAGAATAAGTAAAATCTACAGATTGTGTTCCAAAAGACTCTTTCAAATCAATAAATCCGCAATCTTGTGAACCAACTGTTTTAAATCTATTTAGATTTGCATGATCTATATCATAGTTGAACAATAATGTTGGATCATTATTATTTGTAATACGGCTTGCTTCACATCTCCATGATTCCATCCATTCAATAGTCCATCCGGGACGAGAACCCCTGTAAGTTTCAACATCTCTAACTGAACATTCATAAGCCCATGAGCTTGCAAAAATTGAGTCACCAGCATTACCGCTGGATGTGCGATTTAATGTGCCGCCAATCCAATTAGCATTTTTACATGGAGTAACTTTTTTGGCTTTTGAGATTGTTGTCCAGTCGGGAAATTCAAATGGAATAGCTAATCGGTATAATCCACCACCTAAATCTTGTGCAATAATATTCCATTCACTGTAATAGCAATTATCCGTTGCGCTATTTCCAAGATTATATGTTCCCGGATCAAAAACGCTTTTGTAACTAACAAGATGAATAATATCTCCAACAGAAAATCCGGGTGAACCAGAAAGTTTTATGGTAGTATCACCTCGCGTTCTTGCTTCAGAAAAAAGAAATTCACTTCCAACTGATCCTGTAAATGTTATTAAATCACCAGATGCAACATTTTCTCCATTAATTATAACTCCAAACTCGCATTGCACTGTAACATTTGACTTCATATTGATAGTCGAGTTAATGCGATATGTATTTGCAGGAATTACAACGGTTCCTCCATCATTAAGAGAATTAATTGCATTTTGGATTGCAGTGGTAGAATCAAATGTTTCATATCCAGCTTCAGTAATTGAATGAGCACCAAAATCCAATACATTGACCACATCAGCAAACCGATTAGCCAATGTCCTTGCCGTAGTCGATCCAGTTGCCGTCACGCTGGAGTTATTCAGCCCTACAAAGCTGTTTGCCGTGACTACGCCAGCGTTACTCACTGTCATCTGGTCAACGCCTCCTACCCCGATGATTGCTTGTGTTCCGTCTACTGATGCTTTAATGTTTGCGCTCATGTTTTATTTTTCTTCTTTTTAATCTTCGTATCGGTCGTGTTTGCTTGGGAAGTCGGATTGGCAGCGGATAGGCTGGCTGTTCATCATGGTTCCAAGTTCGCCATTGCTTTCCATGTTCCGGGAGTGCCAGCCGTTACGCACACCCAACCGGGGGGTTGACCAGCAACTGGGTCGGTTCTCCACACAATGTCTCCAACAGACCATGTGCCGCTCGTTGGGGCATTTGTTGCTTTTTGAGCAACAGAAGGATTCCAACTGTTACCTGCTACGGTGACGTTGCTAGACAGCGTGTAAAAAATAGGAATCGTTGCGTTGGTGATGTTGCCTTGAACGGTTGCCTTGGTAGCATTAGAAGGCACGAAGAAACCTCGACTAGTGCCAGACACGTTAAGCGCGATGTTTCCCTCTATGGTCATATATCGAGCCTGCTGTGCCAAGATGCCGTAAGTGACAACAGTATCAATAAGGTTGCCTACAAATACGCAGTCTGGGGTTGCGGTGGAATCGACGATGATTCCATTACCACCGCAGAACTTGATGATGTTGGAGGACGCAATAAATTCTTCGGTGATCGTGTTGCCATAAATGCCGTGACTTCCGATGTTGTGCAAACTGTTATTACAAACAAGCGCGTCAATACAATTTCGGACTTTGATTCCACAAAGAATTGCATCAACGTCTGCGTCGTGAATTACATTACCTGTAATTGAAACGCGCCTTGCGTTACGAACACAAATTGCCGCTATGTTTCCGGTTGCAGCATTAACATTGGTTAAGTCAGAAATGTGGTTGTCAGAAATAACAATGTCTGAGATTTCAGTTGGAGATACAGTGCTGTCTCCTACGATAATAACACCAGCAGAATCTGCAAGTTTAATTATGTTATTGGATACAACTATTTTTCCTGTCTGCGTCCCGTTTGTTGTTCCAATTGGCCCAATACTTACTCCCGGCTCACTGCAATCAGTCATCACATTGCCATTTACAACCAAACCACTACAACTGGATTTCGCCCTAACACACGCACTGTAAGAGGTTTCAAATGTGTTGTTGGCAACAATAATGTCTTGACCTATGGTGTAAGCCTCAATAACACCTAAACCATTATTTGCGTTTGGCGTTCCCGTATAACCAATATCTGAACGACCACAACGATAAAAATAGTTACCCTCTACAATTCCACGAGAGCCATTAGCGTTAGTCGTTCCATCAATATAAGTAAATCTAATTGCTGAAGGGGCATAGTCGCCTATTGCTACAGAACCTGTATAAATAAATCGGTTATTGCTTGCAATTAGCCTTGCTCGGTCGTTGACATTGATGAATGTCGGGGCGAATCCGCTGGCGTTAGTTGAGAGCGGATCTCCTGCGCCAATACCGGGTCGGCAATCCTTGAAAAGACAGTTTGTGACGGTGGCAATTTCTTCTCCCGGTTCTCCGATCTTGCCTTTAATCGTGATCGCTGCACGGGTCATGTTCAAGAATGTACAACCATCTGCATTCAGACTGAGAACGCTACCAGATGCACCAGTTACATTATAGACACGAAGCAATGTACCTGATGGAGTGTTTACATTTTGATTGGCTTGGTTACCATCAAATGTCACACCTTGAAAGTTGACTGTGACATGGGCTACGATGTCAAACATCGTGTTGTTTGCTGCCCCGGCAGAGGTGTCGTTTGTTTCGTAGTTGTCCTTGCGCTTGAATGTGCCTGTGCCAGAAATGGTCATGTTTCTGGAAATAGTCACCGTCCTAATCTGATAAATGCCATCAGGAATCCACAAGTTTTCAGCTCCAGAATCAATCGCCTCTTGAATTTCCGTTGTGCTATCAACTGCTCCGGTAGGATCAGCACCAAAATCCAACACATTCACTACATCAGCAAAGCGATTAGCAAGTGAACGAGCAGTCGTGCTGCCTGTAGCAATCGCAGTTCCGCTACTGATATTGCCAAGACCTTGCGGAAACGAGACAACTCCAGCATTGCTCACATTCATCACATCCTGCGTAGTTGCGCCAGAATTGCCCCGTGCCAACTTAATCGTGCCGTCTGGTGACGATGGCACTGCCAGCGTGAAGTTCTCCGTTGCGTCATTAGATTGCCCGATCTGGACTGCGTTTGCTTTGATGAGACTCATAGTATTATTTAGCTGTCCATCCAGTAGCTGTTGCTGCTCCAGATGTTTTAATATACAAAGTTGTAGATACTCCTCCAGAAATATTTGTATAAATACTTCCGACAGGAGCGGCAATAACTCCTTCAGGAGAACCTGTGCCTGAAGTAATTACAATATTTGTAGGCAAATTAACGCCTTTATCGTTTAGTGTAATTCCAGAATTTCCGTCAAGTATTAGTGACATAATATTATACGATTGTGTAAACGCTGCCTGCTGGAACTGTCAATACAACTCCAGAGTTAACTGTGATTGGCCCTGCTGACATTGCATTTTTGCCAGATGTAATGGTGTAATTGGTAGTCATTACTTGGTCGTTTTCAAAGAAAAGACGATTCGTTCCACCACCAACAGGTTGATCTCCGATACCAGACCAAGTTGTGTTGTTGTATCCTTCAAATTGGTTGCGATCCGTGTTGAAACGAACTAGACCAGTCTCTCCAGTTGGACGAGTTCCAGTTGTTCCTACAGGAAGTTTAATCCAGTTAAATGTTTTATTCCCTGTGATTGTTTGCGCCAGAGTATTATTTACCGCATCTCCAAGAACTGGGAGTGTAAATGTCTTTTGACCTGCAATTGTTTGAGTAAGACTGCTGTTTACCGCATCTCCAAGAACTGGGAGTGTAAATGTTTTTTGCCCAGTGATTGTTTGAGTTCCAGAAATAGTAACTACATCAAGCAATACTGGTGCTAAAGTGTCAAAGTAACGAATGATGTAGCAAAGTAATCCCTCGCCGGGCAGTCTTGGAAAATCAACAATTGTAGCAGGATCATCAGTCGGATCACATGGTATGTTCCAAACTACTCGACCATTTACAACAGACTTTGTAATGTCTCCGTACAGAGCATAAACAAGATTATCAATCAGGCTTGGAACGCTTTCATGCGATACCTGCGGATATGGAGTGTCAGGGCAACAGGTGTTGCTGTAGGTAGAATTATTGCAATTGCAAGACATGATTTAGTTGATTTAATTGCTTAAAATTGCTTTGTCAAAACATATCAAGAAATTTGTTCCATTTCTTCATAGCTTTCAGCCAAAAGAGTCCCCATGTCTTCGACGGCTTCTTCCTCAAGATCAGGGAACCTTGCATGAAGCAATTCATGGCAGAGAACATTTAACATTGACCTTTCGCATTTCGGATTGATGAAAATAGTTCTAATCGAATAGTCGCAAATGCCATCGTTATCGACTCCGTTTGTTTTTCCCGCATGACCTAATCGTATCTTCCATGACTTTCCGTTTATTGTCTTTTTGATTATTTTCTTTTTCATGGAATTTGTAATAATGGACTCTTCTAGCCACATTCTTCTTAATCAAGAACCTCTTCTCTGTAACATATCCAAGCTCTTTCCCAGTTTTAATTTTTTGCTGAACCATTGACTTGGACAAATTCCACATTTCACATAATTCTTCAGTGGAATGCCAACCATCAGGAATTTCATCCAATGGCATGGTTTCTTGCTGGATGATTTTTAAGAAATCATTTGGTGTCATATCGGCAACCTCCACACATCTCCCTTTGCGCGTTGGGTAATTTGTAGAGATGACTGATGTAATGATTCACAATACTCACCCCACAACCATCCTTGACACCAACTGAATGTGCTTCTGCGATTTTTTGCATACTCTAATGCACCGCGAGCTGTCAATGTTCCGATATTATAGCAAGTGCCACCATGATATGTTCTGGCATTCTGAATGGCTACACGATGGGTATGTCCCATGATTATCTTTCGCCTATTCCTGTCGCAATACTGCTCTGCCATATCTCTAGCGGCTGATTCTCCAAAGCAAGTTCCGTGAGTAAAACCCATATCGGAAATATCAACAATTTGTTCAATTCCTGAATATGGAATGAGGCGAGCTTTTAGTTTCTTTGATGTGTCTTCAATCGCACAAACAATCTTGTGAGCGCAATATTGTGTTACAGCATTCTTGCTATTTGTGAGCTTCCAAGCACGATCTTCATGGTTGCCACAAAGGATGTATGGGTCTTTGCATCCAGCCATCAGTTCTCGCAAGTGCATCAATCCAGTATCAATATCTGGAGTTATCTCATCTCCATCACTTCCAGAACCAGCACCATTTCCCATTAGCGCAGACATATCAATGAAGTCTCCTAGATGCAAAATTGTATCTGGCTTGTATTTTTCTCTGAAACACATTACCTGTAGCCATGCTTCCTTATCACAATATTTAGCATGGGAACAGGACACAGCTAGTATCCGCTTCCACTTATGATTTATGTTTGCCATTTATTTATTGATGGAGCCGCTTGGATTAATGCGAATTAAATCTTTTACAAGAGTTTTTTTTCTTATTTTTCTCCAAACGCCATCACCAGACTCTGAATCTCTCTCGCCTTTGCCATTCGTATTTCCCTCTAGTGTTTCTATCCAGATTCCATTGTCACTGACAACAAAACCAACATGAGAGAAGTCAAATGTGACTATATCTCCAAGTTTTGCTCTGTCTTTTTCAGTGAAAATGCGAGTAGTATTCGGACGCTGCCTTGCCCATGCAGTTAAGCCATAAGCAAGCGCAGTTTTTGGTCGCCACTCTTCGGGGGTTCTGTTTTTCAGATTGAGCCATTTAACAACTTGAGAATCTTCAAGCCATTCCTTGATGCACCAATCAATGAATGCGGCACACCAAGGCCAAGCACCCGGAGCAAGCTCAGTTGCTTTCTGATACTCGCGGATTTGATCTCCGCGATTATTCCCGCCAATCTCTCTAACGCCAACTTGCGATTCCGCAATGGCAATTAGTTTTTCTAACATTTATTTTTTATCTTTGCGGATGATATTGATGAGTCCAACGAGGCTCAACCCAGCCGCCAAAATTCCCTCTTGCATTGCGGGATCAAGTTTCACGCCAAGAGCAGTCGCAACCAAAATTAGCCCACGCCATGTGCTATTCTCACTCAATTTCTCAATCAGAACATTT